TTATCGCCTACTGGCTGGCCGTGGGGCTGGCGTATGTCGGGGCAATGTCCCCCGAAAAGATGGCGCTTTACGTGGGCGGCGGATGCGCCATTTTTACCGCGCTGACGAACTACTGGTTTAAGCGCAAGACATACCTCTATTTGACATCGCTCGGACTCGATAAAGGGGCTATCCGTGAAATCAATCGTTAAAAAATGCAGTGTGGCCGCCGTGCTGGCGCTGGCAGTGCTGATGCCTGACTTTCGTCTGCTTAACACCTCGCCCGAGGGGCTGGCGCTGATTGCCGAACTCGAAGGTTGTCGCCTGACGCCTTACCAGTGCAGCGCGGGAGTGTGGACGTCAGGCATCGGCCACACTGCAGGCGTCGTGCCGAAAGGGGACATCACCGAGCGACAGGCGGCGGCGAACCTCGTCGCGGATGTGCTGAACGTCGAGAAACGTCTGGCCGTATGCGCGCCGGTGAAAATGCCGCCGCAGGTTTACGACGCGCTGGTCAGTTTCTCATTCAACGTGGGAACCGGCGCGGCCTGCCGGTCGACGCTGGTCTCGTTTATCAAACGCCAGCAATGGCCGCAGGCGTGCGACCAGCTCACCCGCTGGGTTTACGTGAACGGCGAAATTAACAAAGGGCTGGAAAATCGCCGCGCGCGTGAGCGTGCTTACTGCCTCAGGGGGATTCAATGAAAGTGATGTTGTTTTTACTGGCCGCGCTTATTGCGGTTGTGCTCTGGCAGCGTCATGAAAACGGCAACCTGACGCGCTCGTTTGAACGGGCAAACAGGGTCGCTACCGAACAAAAAACCGCGATCGGAATGCTGAAAAATCAGCTTTCCGTTTCGCAGGGAATTGCCAGGCGAAATGAAACCGCGCAGGTCAGTTTACGCGGCGAACTGCGGGCCGCCGGTGCGATGGCCGTGCGGCGTGAAGAAACCATTACGAGGCTGATAAATGAGAATGAAACCTTACGCCGCTGGTATAGCGCTGAGCTGCCTGATGTTGTGCGTCGGCTGCACACCCGCGCCGGTTGCGCCTCCGCCGGTCATTGTTTACAGCGCCTGTCCGAAGGTGAGCTATTGCCCGATACCGGGAAGCGACCCGGCCACTAATGGCGACCTGAGCGCCGATATTCGCAGGCTTGAGCACGCGCTTGCCGCCTGCGCGCTGCAGGTTGAAACCGTCAAAAACTGTCAGGATAAACTCGATGAAGAAAGCACGCAGCCTGCGCGAAGCGCTGATTAAAGCCGTTCCGCAGCTTGAAACAAACCCCGAAATGATGCGTATCTTTGCTGATGAGGGCAATATCGATGCGCGTCTCGCGGCCTCGCTGTCGCACGAGAAAATTTATACCCTGAATGTGATCGTGTGTGACTTTGTGGGCGACCCTGACCTGATTTTTGTGCCGGTAGCCGCGTGGCTCAGGGAAAACCAGCCGGATATCTGCACGCTCGATGACGGCCGCAAAAAGGGCTACCGTTTCCAGATGGATTTGAACGACGGAGACAGCGTCGATATCAGTATCAGCCTGCAGCTCACCGAGCGAACCCTTATCAAAGAGGAAAATGGCGCGCTGCACGTAAGCTATGCCCCTGAGCCGCCGCTGCCGGAGCCCGTGACACGACCAAAAGAGCTCTACATCAACGGCGAACTGGTGAGCAAATGGGATGAGTGAATTTAAGCCTTTTGACAACCAGCTCGCTGGGCTGCTTGCTGCCCTGTCACCCGCAGGGCGTCGCAAGCTTGCCGGTGAGATTGCAAAGGAGCTGCGCAAGTCGCAACAGCAACGGATTAAACAGCAAAAAGCACCGGACGGTTCACCGTATCAGGCGCGAAAGCGTCAGCCTCTCAGGGCTAAGACCGGGCGAATTAAACGGGCGATGTTCCAGAAGCTCCGCACGAGCCGGTACATGAAAGCCACTGGACGCAGTGATACTGCTGTGGTGGAGTTTGTCGGAAAAGTGCAACGTATTGCGCAGATTCACCAGTATGGGCTTAAAGAACGATCAAACTCACATGCGCAGGAAGTACAGTATCCTTCAAGACCTCTTTTAGGATTTAACAGTAATCAGAAAAAAAACATTGAAAACATGTTGATTTTGCATATAAATAGTTTTTAACGAGTTTGCAAGGAGGTGATTTATGAAAAAAAATAACATCAATTTAATACTAATGGCTGGTAATGCTGAAATTAATGAAAGGGATGTTTTTTACAAAGGATATTTGACTCCCCCAGTCCAGTCAACAACCACACTTTTACCACAATCAGTGCCATTTGTCCCCCCGCCTCCAGTTGATATTAGAACGAATGCGCATATTATAGAGGGGGAGTTGGAGTTTGAATTTATTTTGGAAGGTGATAGCTCGTTTTTTTCTGTTAATCTTTGGGGGGCTAGCGATCATTTATTAATTAGAATAAATGAGTTTCCCTATTTTTGTTCCGTTAAGAGATATCAAAATAATACTTATGAGCTTGTAAATTATGTTGGGACATCATCTGCGGTGACGAAGAATGAAAAATCTGCGCTAATGATAAAAATTAATTCTTCATTCATTACAGTTTTGATTAATGAGATCATTGTGCTTACTCAGTATTTTTTAAATACTGGCGTTGGAATTGGTTTTAACGTTTATGGTCCTTCACCGCTAAAATTACTAAATATTGCTGTTGTTGATAAAAAGCCTAAAGTTTTTGTGGTGATGCAATTTAAAGATTCATATAATGAAATTTATGAGGAGGTTATTAAACCTATATGTTATGAGTATGGATTAGAGGTCACAAGATCAGATGATTCATATAGAAATGGCTCGATCATTCGCGAGATTTTAACTGAATTGGCTGAGTCAACATTAATAATCGCAGATATAACGCCGGATAACCCTAACGTATACTATGAAGTTGGTTATGCGCACGCTCTTAAAAAAGAGGTTGTTTTGCTTTGTAATGATGCAAGAACAAACTTACCATTTGATTTGGCCGATTATAGAACTGTTTTTTATAAAGATAGCATTGCTGGTCATTCACAAATTAAAATCAAATTAAGGAAGCATTTAGAAGAAATATTAAGGAGGGATCAGCGAAGCCAACACCAGTGATAAATTTTTATACATGGTGATAGAAGCATGGCATCACCATTACGCGCCATGCTTTGTATGGAAGTAAGATATACTTCGCACTTTTACCTTTAATCTTTAATCAGCTCTGAAGTATCCAACCATAAATCCACTTGCAGAAGAATAAATTTGCCCAATGAGTTTTATTTTGTCACTACGATAATCTTTAGCTATATTTCTTTCTCTTTTAATTGATTGATCTATATGCCATGTTATTTCAATGTTTTTTTTGAATTGATCGAATTTATAATTATTTATTTCTTCAAAGTCTTGATCTTCAACTAAGCGTATTAAGGATTTTTTCGCCCCAAGGAAGATAAAATGACCTCTGCTTTCCTCTAAGAATATACCCCCACCATCGAGTTCTTTGTCGGTGATGTATGTCTTGTGATGAAAAAAAGGTGATTTAGCTGTATTGTGGTTGTAACTATTTCCATTTTTGTCCGTGAGGTCGCGTCGATTTATTTTTTGTATGTTTTCGGATGTTTTGATTATGGATTCTCTTAGGGATAATGCTTCGATGAGTCTCGACTTTGGAGATATGATTGATAGGAATGATGTGATATTGGAAAAGCGTGTAAGAAGTTTTGCCTTGAATATATTTTTATCGCTTTTTTTTGAGGGTGGATCAAGTAGCCAGCATTTTATATTGTGTTGAGGGTTACAGTCTATAGCTGTAATCGTGCCATGGAAATGATCGGCTGCATTAGGTTGTCTGATAACATCTTTTTTTTCAATGATATCTTTTTTAAGTTGTGAAATTGATGAGGACTTTTTTAAGTTGTCCTGAGTTTGACTTCCTTTAGTTTCGAGTAAGATGCTTGCGTGATCGGTATATGCATATTTGAAATCGAAATCTTTTGTTTTTTTAACAGGAATTATTTCCCAGTCGACCTCGATAAGATTGTAAATGCTAGCTGTCACAAGCATCCCGATTGATTCACCAATATGTTCTGCCATTTCTGTCGAGAGGTTTGTATTGATGTTTTTAGTATGAATGCTTCCGTTAGTCGTGCTTAGAACATTACGCAAGACGCCAGACAATTCTTTGGATAGTTCAATAATGTCTGATCGTGATTTATAATCATCTGGCGAGATTTTCCTGTAATGGAAAAAATAATATAGAAGAAACTCTGCGCCGGATATCGTTAGCCCATGGTTTACAATATGGTTCATTCTATCAACTGCTGCCTTGGGGTACTCACCTTCAGTCAATAGTTTTTTATGTTTTTTGTCATAAAAAGATACATCGATTTTCAACGTGCTCTCAAGCAGTCCACCGATTGTTGTACTGTTTGTCATATTATTCCTTTGTTGTACAAATAACTACACTGCTAATGCAGTTGGGCTAATTTTGAAATTCTAAAGATAATCGTTCTATGAAAACATTATCTGAGATTTCAAGATTATTACGCAACATTATTCGCACTGGTATTGTGACCGACATCGACCTCAACGAGGGGTTGTGTCGTGTCCAGACCGGCGGCATGCAAACCACATGGCTGAACTGGCTAACCTGCCGCGCCGGTCGCTCACGCGTATGGTGGGCTCCATCCGTTGGCGAGCAGGTGCTTTTGCTGGCGATCGGCGGCGAGCTCGATACGGCATTTGTGCTGCCCGGCATTTTCTCGGATGACCATCCCGCGCCGTCTGCCTCCCCTGATGCACTTCATGTTTCCTTTCCTGACGGGGCGGTTATCGAGTATGAGCCCAAAAACGGCGCGCTCACTGTGTCAGGCATTAAAACCGCAGACGTCACCGCGTCTGAGTCCATTACGGCCACCGTGCCGGTGGTGCTGGTGAAAGCGTCGAGCCGCATCACGCTCGATACGCCGGAGGTGGTGTGCACCAACAAGCTGACAACCGGCACGCTCGAAGTGAAGAACGGTGGGAAGATGAGCGGGAACATTGAGCACACCGGCGGGACACTGAAATCAAACGGCGTGCAGGTGGATAACCACGCGCATGGCAACGTACAGAGCGGCGGAAGCTGGACTAAGGGGACGCAATGACGGTGCGTTATCTGGGAATGAACAGCAAGACCGGCTTCAGTATCTCTGAGGTTGAGCATATCCGGCAAAGTGTGCGCGACATTCTGGTCACGCCGGTTGGGTCGCGCGTCATGCGCCGTGAATACGGCTCACTCCTGTCGCAGATGATTGACCAGCCGCAGACCCCGGCGCTGCGCCTGCAGATTATGGCCGCGTGCTATTCCGCGATCCAGAAGTGGGAGCCGCGCGTCAGCCTCGCGACCATCACCTTTGAACGGTCGGAAACCGACGGCGGGCTGTATGTCGACATCACCGGCACCCGCTCCACCGGCGGCCAGCCTTTTTCACTCACCATTCCCCTGAGTTAAACGCTATGGCAATTGTTGACCTTAACCAGCTCGCCGCGCCTGACGTCGTGGAAGAACTGGACTACGAAACCATCCTGAGCGAGCGAAAGGCGACGCTCGTCTCGCTGTACCCGGAAGACCAGCAGGACGCCATCGCGCGCACGCTGTCGCTTGAGTCTGAGCCGCTGGTCAAGCTGCTGCAGGAAAACGCCTACCGGGAAGTTATCTGGCGACAGCGCGTCAACGAGGCCGCGCGTGCGGTCATGCTGGCCTACGCCACCGGCGCAGACCTCGACCAGATAGGCGGAAATTACAACGTCCAGCGCCTTGTCATCACCCCTGCAGACGACACGACGTTACCGCCGACGCCTGCCGTGATGGAGTCAGACACCGACTACCGTCTGCGCATTCAGCAGGCATTCGAGGGGCTGAGTACCGCAGGCTCAACCGGTGCATATCAGTTTCACGGCCGCAGCGCTGACGGCCGGGTCGCTGATATTTCGGTCATCAGTCCCGCGCCTGCGTGTGTCACGGTCACGGTGCTGTCACGCGAAAATAACGGCGTGGTGTCTGACGAGCTGCTCGCCATCGTGCGCACCGCGCTGAACGATGAGGACGTCAGGCCGGTCGCAGACCGTGTGACCGTGCAGTCGGCAAACATTGTCGACTATAAAATCACCGCGTCGCTTTACCTTTACCCCGGTCCCGAAAGCGAGCCGGTGCTGGGTGCGGCAAAAACAAAGCTGCAGGCGTACATCACCGCGCAGCACCGGCTCGGGCGAGACATCCGCAAATCGGCGATTTATGCCGCGCTCCACGTCGAGGGCGTGCAGCGTGTCGAGCTGACCGAACCGGTGGCCGACATCGTGCTTGATGATACGCAGGCGTCATGGTGCAGCGAGTACAGCGTGACGATCGGGGGCAACGATGAATGATACCCGCCTGCTGCCGGTGGGCTCGTCACCGCTTGAGGTGGCGGCGGCGCGCGCCTGCGCTGAGATTGAAAATACCCCCGTTCCGCTGCGTCGCCTCTGGAGTCCTGACGACTGCCCGGCAAACCTGCTGCCGTGGCTGGCGTGGGCGTTTTCCGTTGACCGCTGGGATGAGAACTGGCCGGAGGCCACAAAGCGGGATGTGATCCGTGCGGCGTGGTTTATCCATGCGCACAAAGGGACGATTGGGGCGGTGCGTCGCGTGGTCGAGCCGCTCGGCTATCTGATTAACGTGTCCGAGTGGTGGGAAACGAACGACCCGCCCGGCACGTTTCGCCTCGATATCGGTGTGTTAGAGACCGGCATCACCGAGGAAATGTATTACGAGATGGAGCGGCTCATTGCGGATGCAAAGCCAGCCAGCCGCCATCTTATCGGCCTCAACATTATTCAGGATGTGCCGGGCTATCTCTACACCGGCGCGCTGACGTATGACGGCGACATCATCACGGTTTACCCGGATAAGTGAGAACACCATGACAGTAAAATATAAAACGGTCATCACCAAAGCCGGTGCGATTAAGCTTGCTGCAGCGACCGTCCCGAACGGGAAAAAAGTGAATTTTACGGCGATGGCCATCGGTGACGGTGGCGGCACATTGCCGGTGCCTGATGCCAGCCAGACAAAGCTCGTCAATGAAGTCTGGCGCCATACGCTGAACAAAATCAGCCAGGACAACAAGAATCAAAACTATGTGATCGCGGAGTTGCTCATCCCGCCAGAAACCGGCGGTTTCTGGATGCGCGAAATGGGGCTCTATGACGACACCGGCACGCTGATTGCCGTCGGAAACATGGCGGAAAGCTACAAGCCGGAGCTGGCCGAGGGGTCAGGCCGCGCGCAGACCGTGCGTATGGTCATCATGGTAAGCGACATCGAGTCAGTCGAGCTGACGATTGACACATCAACGGTGATGGCAACGCAGGACTATGTCGACGATAAGCTCGCGGAGCATGAGCAGTCCCGCCGTCATCCTGACGCCACGCTTAAGGAAAAAGGGTTTACCCAGCTCAGCAGCGCGACCGACAGCACGTCTGAGACGCTCGCCGCGACGCCGAAAGCGGTTAAGACGGCGTATGACCTTGCTAACGGTAAATATACGGCTCAGGACGCAACCACGGCGCAAAAAGGTATCGTTCAGCTCAGTAGCGCCACCGACAGCACGTCTGAGACGCTCGCTGCGACGCCGAAAGCGGTTAAGATGGCGTATGACCTTGCTAACGGTAAATATACGGCTCAGGACGCAACCACGGCGCAAAAGGGTATCGTCCAGCTCAGTAGCGCCACCGACAGCGCGTCTGAGACGTTCGCCGCGACACCGAAAGCGGTC